AACAAGCCTGTTAATTCTGGAGAAGCATCTTTTGAAAAAGCATTAAGCATTGCAAAAAAGAAACCCAAGAAAGAACTAGAGCGCACAGACATAGGTAGCCTTTCTGAAGGCATGAAGTTACGTTTAGCAAAACAACTGATTGGCGCACAAGAGATTGGTTCAGACATTGGACGCATGATTTCAGGTGAAATGGGGCAACCATACTCACCTTACCGTGAATTTGTGCAAAAGAAAGGCGAAGAACTGACTAGGCAATCTGAAAATGCACCACCTTTAACTAAGGCGGGTGATATTGGAATGATGGCCTTAGAAAGCATGGCAGTTCCTTATGGAGCAACAACGACAGCGGGGCGAATTGGCCTCAATGCTTTATTAGGTGGCGCACAAGCCGGTTTAAGTCCTTATTCAAACGCTTTTGAACGATCACAAGCTACAGCTACAGGTGCTGTAGGTGGCGCTGTATTGCCTGAAGTTATGGGACCCGCTGCACGGGGCATAACCGGAATGGTTAAATACGGGCGTGGAATTATTAACCCAAAATATGGGGCTTTAAGAGAAATTTCTAGAGAAACAGGTGGTGCAGAGCTTCCGAGAGAATTATCTAGTGTTTATGGAAATGTTCCTCCACCAGGACAGGCTGGCCCTGTTCTACCTCCATTCGGACGCGCTGAAGGCGTAAAACCGACTGTTGGCATGATCACAGATGATCCTAAATTGTTAGAGCTTGAAATGAACGCTCGCAATAGAGCTCCTGCTGATTTTATGCAACGTGATATTGAGAATCAGCAAGCCATCATTGCAGGTTTAGAAAAAAGAGCTTTAACAGGTGAGCAAGAGCGCTTGGCTATGGAAAAGCTTAATGAAGAAACTGGAGCATTAAGACAAGGCGCTTTTGAAAAAGCCAGAAAATCTCCTACCGTGTTTGAAATGACCGCACCATTAACGGAAACAATGGCAGAAATGCGAGTTCGTCCTGGTGAGGTTGGAAGGGCGTCACCTCCGCTGCAAAGCACCATAAAAGCAACTGAACGTTCTGCTTTGGGTGGACCAGAGGGCGCAGGTTATCCAACTGGACCTGATCCATCTGATTTATACGCGGCCAGAAAGCAAATTGATGATGCTTTAAGAGGTATGGCCGGTCCTAACGACCGATTAGCTAATGCAATTAAATCCAACCGTAAAGGTGCAATGGAATTAAAAGCATCTTTGGACGAAGGATTAAACGCTGCTAGTCAGGGTGAGTGGGACAAATACTTATCAACTTATGTTAATAAGATTAAACCCATTGAAGAAGGTAGGGCTTTTCGAGATGTTCTAGATATGTTTAAAAACGCGCCCGTAATTCCGGGTACTACCATCCGCTCTATTACACCATACAAAATGCGTAAAGCTGCATCAGATGTCACTACTAAAGAATTAGGAACCTCTGAAATTGACCGTTTAACCCCATCAGGGCGCGGTTTCTTAGAAGATGCTGCAATGGCCATGTCTGCTTTAGAAAACGCTCAGAAAGGAGCTCGTGCTACTTCTGGTTCACCTACTGCAACTTATTTAACGTCTTTAATGAAATCTGGATTAGTGCCTGGTGGCGGCAAGACCGCAACCATTCTTAATATGGTAGATGCCTTGGGCAGATCAAGAGGCGCTGCCGCTTTAGATGAAGCATTACGCAATCCAGAACAATTTCAAAAATTGCTTAATGCGTATCATGCAGGACAAGCACCTTCTGGTATTTCGCAAATGTTGGAGCGCACAACTTCTAACGTTCCAGAATATTTGAAGCGCAGATTTAGATAAGAGGATCACATAATGTCAGCAGCTTACCTTTGCCCAATCCTTCAAGAACCACAATTTTCAGACGATACCACTTTTTTAGCTGGTGGTCTGATGTGGTTTTATTACGCTGGAACAACTACTCCTTTACCAGTTTATACTGATAGCACAGCCACAACAGCATGGCCTAATCCTATTGTATTAGATTCTAGGGGCGAATCAGGTGGTGAAATTTGGTTGTTGGCTGGACAGTATTACAAAATTGTTCTAGAAGCTAAACCATTATTTGGTCAAATTCATGGCCCAACAATTTCAACATATGACACCATTTCTGGTGTAAATGATGCAACATTAACGGCATCCGCCAGCGATTGGACTTTATTTGGTGGAACCCCGACTTTTTTAAGTTCAAATTCTTTTAGCGTTGGCGGTGATCAAAGAACTATTTTTCAAGTTAACAGAAGAATTAAAACGAATGATAATCAGTACGGAACTGTTTTATCTTCTACGCTTCCTGTGTCTGCATCTACGCCAACCACTGTGACGCTCCGAATGGACTCTGGTAATGCTTTAACATCAGGGTTAACGTCTGTTCAGTACGGAATTATTCAAACAACCCCTTCAAGTATTCCCGTTGCGGTTCAGACGGGCACAAAAACATCAGGATCAAGTCATCAGATTTACATTGATTATGATGGAACCAATCTTGATTTGGCTGTAGACACAACAACGTTTGGTGCAACATGGCCAATTAATGTTACTGGCAGCGCTGCAAGTGCGACAAATGCTACCAACGCCACAAACGCCACAAACGCAACAAATGCTGTAAATCTAACAGGAACAATTGCCAGTGCGGTTACAGCAGTTACACAAGCAACGGGTACAAACAACACAAGAGTAGCAACAACGGCTTATGCCACAACTCAGGGTGTGGGTGGTCCTGCACAGTCTTGGCAGAATGTTACTTCTAGTAGATCCGCAAATGGAACAAATTATACCAACTCCACTAATAGACCTATTATGGTAATTGTTAACGTTGTAGGTATAAATAATGGATCATCAAGCGCTCAATTAAATATAGCAGGTCTTTCTGTTGCTCAATATACTTCATCAATTTTTGGTGCTAATTCGCAAACAACTGTTCCATTATCAGCAATAGTTCCAGCGGGTGCAGTTTATAATGTTACTAGCTCTAATTTAGTTGGAGTAACTTGGTTTGAACTAAGATAATGAAAATTAACCAAAAAGGCATCAACTTAATAAAAACCTTTGAAGGTTGCAAGTTGAAAGCTTATCAAGATCAAGGCGGAGTTTGGACAATCGGTTATGGTTGGGCTCAAAACGTTCATCCTAATGATGTATGGGAGCAGGGACATGCTGATTACATGTTAATTAAAGCTTTAGATCAGTTTGAACATGCGGTTACAGCAGGTATAGGTATTTCAAAAACAACCAATAATCAATTTAGTGCAATGGTTTCTTTGGCTTATAATGTAGGTCAAGGAAACTTTGTTAAATCTAGCTTATTAAAGCATCATAAAGCTGGTGAATATGCTGAAGCTGCTGATTCTTTTTTAATGTGGGATAAAGTCGCAGGAAGGCCTAATGCCGGTCTTGCAAGGCGTAGACGCGCTGAACGATCACTCTACTTGGAATATTAAAATGGAAAGATGGTTAGAGGCGGCTTTAGTGATTTTTGGCGCAACAATCACAACATATGCGCTTATTCAAAATCATGATTATCGCATTGGTCGTTTGGAAACCGGGTTAAATGAACATATAGACAAGCACGAATTGCAAGCAAAAGAAATTGATGCAAGGCTTGGACGAATTGAATTAGCAATTGGACGCATTGAAACAAAACTAGAGGCCCCTAAAAAATGAGCATTATTATTACGCAAGCAATTCATGTGTTAGCTGGTCTAATCCTTAGTTCAGACGTATTTCAGCGCATTTTAGCCGTTGTTGAACGTTGGGCAGATAAAGAAATTTCAGAATTGGATAAACACGAAAGTGTTTTAAATGAAATCAAAATTATTGGTTTAAATTTAGCAAACTGGGAAGCCAATCTTGGTATTGAGTTGGCTGTAGCTTACCTTAAACATAAATAAAATTATGAAAGATTTTATTATTGCAAGACTTGGTGAGACGTCTACGTGGCGCGGCATTTTTTTAATTTTGTCTGCTTTTGGTATTTATCATTTTACAGACGATCAGGAACATGCAATTGAAGCTATTGCTTTAGCTTTGTTTGGAGCATCACATTTACCCGCAGATGATCTGGGGTATTTGTTAAAAAAGTGGGAATCGGAGTCCAAGCAATCCTAATTAGTGGCTGTGTTACAATGGATTGTGGACCAGGTATGATTGTTGATCTTACTCCACAACATACAATTAACAATATGATTGTTCAACTTAAATGTAGTTATTAAACATGAATGAATTTACTCTTACCCTAACAATTGAAGAACTTAACATTGTCATTGGTGCTTTAAATGCAGGTGCTTACAAGCAAGTAAAGCCTATTATTGAAAAGATCGAGCGTGATGTGACTGGGCAGCTTCAAAAAGCTACACCTACTGCATCTGCTGAATAAAATTAAGGCTCCGATTGGAGCCTTTTTCTATTTATAAGGTTGTAAAATTGGCAGAGGTTGAATTGTTGGTATTTGTGTTTGAATTGGCGGCTGTATTTGCGCTGGTTGTATTTGTAATGTGTGTATGGGTGTGGGTAATTGGATCTGTGTTATGTTTCCAAATTGATAAGTTGAGACTCCGTTATCGCATTGGGTTATGTTCCCGAAATGATAACAACCAAGCTGATTCGCATAAGCAACATTAATTGATCCCAAAATAAATAGTGTTAGTGCGTATCTCATAATTATTCTCCTATACCGTGATGTTTTTCTGCGCAGCGGACGCCTAAGCCAAATGATTTCCTAAAGCAATCTAGGCGCAATGATTCATCATCAATCTCTTCCTCCGTCATCGGCTTCCTTTCTGGCTCGGCGGGGTGGAGATAGAGGGGAGTTTCATACTCTTCCCCTTGCAACCTATTGCACACTTCTGCCGCAGATTTACTCCATGACAGTTTTTTTCCTATATCACCTGTCATTGTTTGGTATCCAATAATCCAAGCCACAGGCTCATCTTCTGGCTCGCAGATTAAGTAATTACGAATTTCTTCAAAGGCGTGATTCAACCTTTCAAAATAGGGTTCCTCTTTATGGTCATAAGCATCAATTGCCTGTATCAACAGTTCGCGTTCATTGTTCATACATCCCCCCTAGCCTTGGCGAGTGCGGCTTTAATGCCCGGAACGTACGCAAGCTCTGGAATCTGTTTAATGCAGTATTCCAACGCCTCATAAAGATCCGGCGCGGCGGCGATTAGGTGCAAATCAGCGTATCGTTTTTGATAATCATCTTCGGTTAAATCGGTAGCCCACATGACGGCTTTGATATTAAAAGAAGCGCCGCTGATTTCTTTGATTGATGGATAGTGACTATCGGTAACAAGCCAAGGCCCCGGCGTGAATTTTGTTTCGTTCATTCAATCACCTCCGCTTTCTTTAGTTCGCCTGTATCCCCGTCAAATGTGAGGCGAAGGTTTGCGTCACTAGAAACAAGACATTCACCATATTTATTTGTTCGCCACTCTTTCACGACATCCGGCTCTGGCTTAATGCGGTATTCATTATTTAAACTCCAACAGACCATATTGGCTCCTGTCAGCGAATACCATTTACCTGCAGATGGATCCAAGAATTCAACATCTTTCCCCTCAGCCCATGCAACAATGGTTTCGTAATGTTTGTGTCTTTTACTCATGGTTTTTGCTCTCCCAAATAATCTCTTCAATTTCTTCGTAATCTTGCTCACTTAAAACCGGCATAATATTAACCGTAACCGGATCTCCACCAATAGTTTTTAGCGTTACCCAGATAGCGTTAATTTCAACGTCACCACCTTCAGCGGGTTCCTCCATCGTGGCTGGATAATACTTAGTTATTCTGCCATCTACGTCTAATTCGTTATCGTTCCAAATAATTGTAATCATTCAGGCGCTCCAAAATACAAATCAAGGGCATGTGATTTTGTTTCAAATGCTCCGCTTAATAAATGTTCTTTTAAGCTTTCTATTTTTTTTCTAATGACATCTCGCTCGGTCCACCAAACATAATTATCAACAAAGATTTCGCATAATTGACCTAACGTAAAATCTCTTCGTTTCCACCACCAATTCAGGTCTTGATGTGCAACAGCATCATCAATTCGCGCATACGCCTCCTGAACTTTTTGTTGATTGTCTGGCCAAGAAAAATTAATAAAGTATTTAAGTTCATCAACCATAATTTGACGCTCTAGAAAACACTCCTCTGATTTAGGCTTTCTTCGATTGCTTACCCTAGCGTTTTTAGAAATTAAACCCATAGATTTTGCTTTGTCCCGAACAGAATATTTGCTGCGGTTTAACAAAACTGCCATTTCTTGAACACCAAT